ATCCGTACAAGTTAGGTTTTAAGACCTATTAGCTGCGGACTTTTACATTTCTTACGTGTACGTATGAATCGGTGTTTTCAATCTGGCTTGAAACTCGGATGAACTGAGTGTACTCGATTGCATCCTTCTTTGGCTTGAACTCTCTGAATACTGTGATATCTCTCTGGATACCGATAATTCTGTTGTTAGGGAATGTTAGTTCCAAAACTCCGTGGTTACCAGCAGCGTTAGTGTAAGTTCCTGCTTCTGTTTCTGAGTACATTGGAACCTCTAGTAGAGGAATTCCGAATGGGCGTAGTCCAGGTACGAAACTTGTTCCAGCGCCACCACCCTGTGCTCCATTAAACTCACCCTGAATGATTGCGTCACCCATAACTGAGCCAGGTCCACCCGCTCCTGTAGGACCGTTAGCTAGAGTCAATGACCATAGGTAATCCTGTAGAAGTGAACTAGATGTTGACCATACTAGCAAGTTTCTACGCTGTAGGTACTTGTTAGGTAGTGATCGCAATGCAGAGTCGAATGTTGATCGTGTTAGGTTTGCACCTGCGGCGTCAACAACGTGACCTGTTGCTCTAGCTCTCTTAATGAAACCATCTAGTGACTTCAATAGTGGATCAGATGATGTAGTATCACCTGAGATGTATAGATCTTCCAAGTCGTTAGCTGTCTGGCGTGCCATCAAGCTAGCTACGTGATCCTCTAGTGAATCTCCTTCGATGTTATCTTCTAGACCTTCTGTGGTAAGTTCCCAATCTAGTCTTAGCTTAACTGTTGTAAGCGTAATCTTGCTGAAAGTAGGATCGGCGTTTAGTCCTGTATCCACACCTTCTGTAGCCTTTCTCATAATTCTCTTACCAAGATCAATCTTGTCGATATCAATGGTAGGCTCATTCATTCTGATAATTCTTGCAGTCTTCATCAAGACACTCTGATCAAATACATAATCAAGGAACTTGTTGCTCTGCTTGGCGTTTAGAATACCACCTGATCCTGAACCGATCTGTGTAGTATTAACAACCTTTTCTAGTAAATCTCTTGCGCTCATATTGTTCAATTCCCTTTCTTATGAATCGTATCCGAGTGTATTTGCTAGGGCTGGGTCTACAAAGACTCCGCCCCAAAATGACTCAAAAATTGGTGCACTCTTTTCGAGTACGTCCACTTCGTCATCGCCTGCATCTTCTACTGATTTCTTAATTGCTCCGCTTGAAGCTACCTTCTCTAGTTCATCCTTAACTTCTGATAGTTCGGTTAGCGTAGCGTCGTTCTTTTCTTCAACTGCGGCTACTGACTTGGCGATCTTGTCGTCAATGTCTGCTGTTAGATCCCCAACTACCTTAGTAAGTTTGTCATCAAGAAGTGTGCTAAAAGCTTCCATTGCTTCTGTTAGGTCCATTTCTTCATCTTCCTTTTCTGTAACTTCGTCAGTTACCACTGTTTCTTCTACTGTAGCCGTAGCTACCTTAGCGATTTCGTCAACCTTTTCTTCTACTGATACAACACCCTTGTTGATGTTGATGTTAATTACTGAGCCTGATGTTTGTGGAGCCTGTACGATTAGAGTTTCATCTGAATCGCTGTCACCATTTTCATCGTCCGCACCCTCTGGTCCGTTGGCTTCATCTCCTGCATAAATTACATCACCTGGAGTTACATCAACCATTCCTGCGTCGTCGGGGTCTGCATTCTGTGCCCCTGTATTTCCTGCATTAATGTCGATACCATCTGTACCCGCATCATCGTCATCTACTGAATCTGTATAATTAAACAACCAGTTTGTGAACTTACCAATAAGTGAGTTCTTCTGATCGTCGGAAAGGTCCATAGGTGTAAGGCTACCAGCATCTTTCTTAATTTGCAATGCTTTTTCTGACATTTTCAATCCTTTCTGAATCTCATAGTCAGTGACAACCTTAGTAATTACTGCGTTGTCTAGTGATTCTACGTATCCAATTGTTGTCATAGGTGTTGCACACTTTGGACAGATATTATTTCCATCTGTTAGTGTATACCTATCTGTAACACAATAATTGACTGGAGAATCTAGCGCCCCGTCAACCCATGTTAGTGTTCCATCTGGAGCAGACTTAACCATTGTAAATTGCCCCGCAGGATTGCAGGGATTATCAACTAGGCTAAGCTCTCCTAAGTAATACTTGTTAATCTGTGTAATGCTCTTTTGTAGTTCCTGATCGTAGACAACTTTCTTTGAAATCGTGTGTCCCCCGATTGAGAAGCCTCTGAGCGTTCCGTCCTTCACCTTTTCCCAAGTGTTCTGAGCACCCTTGGAGATGTATACGGAAACCTCGATTCCCTTGTAAGTCTGTCCTTTATGCATAACTGAAACTGGCTTCCAGTTTACTAGCTTGCCTACAGAACTTTTAGGATCGTGCATTTCACGGATATTTCCTACCCAGCTTTCAAATGCATCTAGTGATCCATCAAAATTGACCTGCTCATCGACAACATCAACATTGTCCGCTGTGGCAATACCAGTCACGATTCTCTTTTCGACATTTACCTTCTGAATCGGAAATAGAAGGTTGAAATTGTCATCA